CGCTTTTGTTTTGCTCTCTTTCTTCCCATTATTTTACCTCGAATAACTTATCTACCTTTTCATGTAGCTTTTCTACTCTCTCCATTAATATACTCATATCCTCTTTGACTTCTTGTTTAGTAACATAATCTCTTGCTATTTCTTCTCTAGTTTTATTTAGTAATATATCTATTCTTTTTGCTTCTGTTTCGTTTTTACGAATACCAAAAATAATAGGAGCTACTACTAAAGTTAAAAATATATTCCAAAAAAAATACATGTCTTCCATTTTACATACCATCCCCAGGGTATCTGTTTGTCCATATAGTAAAACTATATTTGACTCCTTTGGTTAAGGTTTGACATGCATGACCATGTGTTACCATCCCAGGAAACAATATACATTTTCCTACAGGTATATCTTTATTACTAAAATTCTGTCTTGGATAAACTAAATTAGCACCTTCATAATCATTGTTTAGTTTTATACTTCCTGTAACTAAACTAGCATCAGTATGTAAAGGTAAATCTTTTTGTGTATCAACTGAGTATCTCATTGTAAATGCATCTCTAAGTCCATACATTTCCATTGGCTTCCAATAACTTTCTATAATTGGAACTATATGTTTTTGCCAATGATTTTCTAGTTCTTCCCAGAGTCCTAGTTCCTTTAATCTTATCTCTTGTGCTGGAAACTTGTCATAACTCAAAGCTCCCCAGCCCCCATGATTGTCAGCTATTTCAATCAATCTTTCACATTGTTCTTGTGTCATAAAATCTACAAGCAATATGTCATCATCTAATATTTCAAAACCTTGTGGTTCTATAAATAAACTTTCTTGCTTCGGAAAAAATCTGTCATACATCTGGTCAAATTTTTTCTTGGTCAAATCACCACCATTACCGTGGTAAATACAACTACAACATTTTGTTATAGGATTGTATAGTTGACCTTCAAGCATTGTAGTATTTGCTTCGTGTGTTTGGAATATATAACCTTCATAGTCTAGTTGTATATCAAACTCACCACTTAAAAATATCTTTTGATAATATAACTGGTCATCTCCATCATCATTTACAGAATCAGTTGCTAGTATTTTTTTAAGTTCACCTACTTCACCTATAAATGTTCCACTATTTAAAAATCTATATTTAGTTGGAGCATCTGGAAATACATGTTCTAAATCTGCATCAGGCCAACAATATTGTTCTGCTGAAAATAAAACCTTACAATTAAATCCTAAGTATCTTTCTGTTATAGTTTCTAAATTATCTGCATAAAAAACATCGTATGCATCTGTAAATAAAACTACATCATTGTCTGGCAACTTGTTGATATATTCTCTTAACAAGTTTACTTTATGTCCACCACCAGGGCCTTCCATGTCAGTTCCCTGCCACTCTACATTGTTTCCTAAATTTACTATATCTATTCCACAATGTTTAGCACTTGTAAATAATCTAGAACATTTCTTTCTATCTGTGCCAATAGTAAGTGGATGTACTTTAAAGTTTCTAGCTATACCTGCTGGAACTTCAATATCACTTGGACTTATATCTCTAGATATTTGATTACAAGAATCTTTCTTTAATGATACTACGTTATTCAAAACTTTCTCCTTTATTAATTTAGGTACATATTCATCAGCAGGAATAATTTTATTTACATTATCTAATAAAATTTTTGCCGTTGAAGGTTTTATTATGTAGCCTGTTAAATTATAAGGATAAGAAGGTATTTCCAATTTATCATCTATACTTATAACTTTGTCAGGTTCGTTCTCGTTTTTCTGTAAGTATATAAAATCGTATTTATCTATTAAGTCTTTGTAGTATTCTTCATCCCATCTTTCATTTACTACTGCATCATCTTCTAAAATAATAACAGGTTCATTTAACTCTAAACATCTTTTCCATGTTTTTTTGTGAGATAAGAAGCATGCTACTTCACTTTTTAAAACTGGTCTGTTTCTAAAAGGGTCTCTAAACCCTTCATCAACTATAAAGTCATCTAGTCTTTTATAGTCTATTGCTTTTATAAATTCATAATTTGTTAAATTATTTTTATAAAATTCTTTTTTTCTATCTGTTCTTCGTTGTAAACTTATAACTAATTTTTTCATTATAAGATTGTATCATATTAATCAAAAGCTACAAAAGTCGTTGTAGTGGCAGAAAAAGTTGTTGCTGGTAATAACCATCTATGACGAATATATGGGCCGTAAAGAACACCTGTAACCTCTGTAACTGCATGAGTAGAAGCAGTCCTAGAAAAAGTAGCTCCTGTTTGAATGGTATTTGATTCATTTGTACCTGTAGTTGTTCTTATATACATGTTATTCCAGTCTGTATCACTTGTTGAAGCTCCTGAACCTCTAAAAACTAAAACTATTTCCAAAGTAGTAAATCCAGATTCAAAAAACCCTACACAAGCAATATCTTTATTAGAATTAAAATTACTATTTAAATCATCAAAAGGTATAAAGTTTTGGTTGTTACCAGTTCCTGTAAAAGAATTAGTACCATCGTATGCTACACCAATACCACTATTACTGTTGGTAATATTTTTGTTACTACCAGCATACATACCATGAAGTGTTCCCCATCCTGTTAGGTTATAAACTGTTTGGTTTTTATTACTACCTGAAGTAGCAGTTGCCCTAACAGAATCTACTTTAAAAATACTTTTAAAATCTTCAGCCTGCATTGTAGTTGTACTAGTAGCTTCGCTTTGATTAAATAGTTGAGGTACTTTTCCATCACCTTGACCACCGTTAATAAGTGGACAACGGTCAATATGTTTTTGGTTATTTAATGACCAAGCAGCCGTGCTTCCGTTACTATTTAAGTTATCAAAGACATCTCTCATGCCATCGAAACTTACGTTTGAATTACTTAATGTACTCATGTTAAATCTATTGTTATATGTTTATGTGTTACATCACCCCAAGGATAAGTAGAAGCTATATCTTCAACTACCATTGTTGAAGCATCTAAATGTGTGTTGTAATTGTAATTATCTGGATTAGTTAGTAATGCAACAAGTTCTCCACCCATATCAATAATTCTTTTTATCTTAGTTATTCCTAAACTTTTTAAGTAAGTATATTTAGGAGTCCAAAAGTCATTTGTAAATGTATAAGCTCTTGAACCACTAGCATCAGGTCTTGTTAAACCTCTTTCTTCTACCCAGGTATTACCATCTATATATCCATTATAAAGATGTAATATATATCCATCTGAAGCTTGCATAGCTAGAGACTTAAATTCATAAGGCTCTGGTTCTTCAAAAGGTGTTGTTTCAACAATCCTACCTATAGGCCTTAAAAACTTTTTCCAAAAATATTTTTTCTGGTCTTGTGTTAGATTATTAAACTCTTCTGTACTTAATTCACAGTTAGCATAATTAAAGTTATTATCTCCTTCTAAATATTTTACATTAGCAAGATAGAACTCATCTAACACTCCAGTAGCTTCTAGATGGTCAACATCTGTTACACTTAAATCTCTACAAATATATGACATTATTTATTTTCTAAGTCTTCTAGTCTTCGTTGTATATCCTCAAATCCTTCCATATCTTGTAAACATTTTGGAGGATGTGAGTCGTCAGCTAATTCTTTAATAGCTTCTATTAATAAAGGAACTAACTTATCATACCATACTGTTAAATATTGGTCATCAATCGGTGCTTCTGTTACCACTTCTGGTAATACTGCTTGTACTTCTTGAGCTGAAACACCAACTTGTCGTTTGTCATTTTCATAACCAAGTTCTTTTGCTACTTCATTTTCTCTAAAGTAGTAACCACTTAATTGAATTACTTTATCTAGAGCATTTGGTATAGTACCTTCAAAGTCTTTTAGTCTCTCATCAGAGTAGAAAGCTGTGATGTTATTAGTTGCCCTAATTTCACCTGCTGTACCTGAGCCTGCTGTGTTAATACCTAAACTATTAACTTGAGCATTTGAGTTTGTAGTAAATCCACCAGCAGCACCTGCTTCACCTTTTTGACCTTTATCGCCAGTACCTGTTTGACCCTTCTGTCCTTTATCACCTGCTACTGTTGAGTCAGCACCTGTTTGTCCTTTCTGACCTTTAGAACCTACTTCACCCTTCTGACCTTTTTGACCAACACCTGTAGCACCTGTTTGGCCCTTCTGACCTTTCTGGCCTTTCTGACCTTTGTCACCATTAGTACCGTCATCACCATTAGAACCATTAGAGCCTGCTTGACCTTTCTGGCCTTTGTCACCATTAGTTCCATTGTTACCATTAGAACCATTAGAACCAGCTTGACCTTTTTGGCCTTTGTCACCATTAGTTCCATTAGAACCATTAGAACCGTTAGAACCAGCTTGACCTTTTTGGCCTTTCTGTCCTACTTCACCTTTCTGACCTTTATCACCGTTAGAACCATTAGAACCATTAGAGCCATTAGAGCCTGCTTGACCTTTTTGACCTTTGTCACCATTTGAGCCATTAGAACCGTTAGAGCCTGCTTGACCTTTCTGACCTTTAGAACCATCAGAACCATTAGACCCATTAGAACCGTTAGAACCTGCTTCACCTTTTTGTCCTTTAGAACCATCACTTCCATTAGAACCATTAGACCCATTAGAGCCTGCTTGACCTTTCTGACCTTTATCACCGTTAGAACCGTTAGAACCATTAGAGCCTGCTTGACCTTTCTGACCTTTATCACCATTAGTTCCGTTAGACCCATTAGAACCGTTAGAACCTGCTTGACCTTTTTGACCTTTATCACCGTTAGAACCGTTAGAACCGTTAGAGCCTGCTTGACCTTTTTGCCCTTTATCACCGTCAGAACCGTTTGAACCGTTATTACCAGTAGCACCTACTTCACCTTTCTGACCTTTAGAACCGTTAGAACCATTGTTACCTGTAGCTCCTACTTCACCTTTCTGTCCTTTTGAACCGTCATTACCATCGTTACCAGCTCCACCTGTTGCACCTGTTTGACCTTTCTGACCTTTTTCTCCCTTAGAACCTGTTGAACCAGTAGAACCGACTTCACCTTTCTGTCCCTTAGAACCTGTAGCACCTACTTCACCTTTCTGTCCTTTTGAACCAGTAGAGCCTGTAGAACCTACTTCACCTTTTTGACCTTTGTCACCTTGGTCTCCAGTTCTTGCAAAGGTTACAATTAAGTCTTCACCATTTGAGAATGAAGATGCTGAACCACTTACATAACCTACAGGAACTTTGAAATATCCTGAAGCTTCTGTTATAGAACCACTAATTGTAAATAGAGCAAAGTCTGTTGCATCTAATTTATTTGATATTCTTACATGACCTTTAATAGTAGAATCACTATCATCAATAGTTCTTAGATAACTTTGTATATCAGTACCACCTGAATCTTGGTCATCAATATATAATATACTTGCACTAGATACAGTACCGTTATTTAATCTTAACTCACCATTACCTGGGTCTGCATCTGAGGTGCTTGTATCAAAGTCATAAGCAAATGTTTGTCCACCAAAGTTTCCTTCTTGTCCTTTTAGACCTTTCTGACCTTTCTCACCCTTCTGGCCTTTAGAACCTGTAGCACCTACTTCACCTTTCTGTCCCTTAGAACCTGTAGCACCTACTTCACCTTTTTGACCTTTCTCACCTTTCTGTCCTTTAGCTCCGTCATTACCGTCATCACCAGCAGCACCTGTGTTACCTGTTTGTCCTTTTTGACCTTTCTCACCTTTTGAGCCATTAGAACCATTAGAACCATTAGTTCCTGCCTGACCTTTCTGACCTTTGTCACCGTCAGAACCGTTAGAACCATTGTTACCTGTAGCTCCTACTTCACCTTTTTGTCCTTTTGAACCGTTTGAACCGTTACTACCAGCAGCTCCAACTTCACCTTTTTGACCTTTATCGCCATCAGAACCGTTAGAACCATTGTTACCTGTAGCACCTACTTCACCTTTTTGTCCCTTATCTCCTTGAACACCTTGTGAACCTACTTCACCCTTTTGACCTTTCTGACCTTTAGTACCATCTGAAGCAGCACCATCAATACCAGCCTCACCTTTTTGTCCTTTAGAACCTGTAGCACCTACTTCACCTTTTTGGCCTTTAGCACCGTTAGAACCTGAAGCACCTACTTCACCTTTTTGTCCTTTATCTCCATCACTACCTGCATTACCTGTAACACCTACTTCACCTTTTTGTCCTTTCTGACCTTTATCACCGTTAGAACCTGTAACACCTACTTCACCTTTTTGTCCTTTAGAACCTGTAGCACCTACTTCACCTTTCTGTCCTTTAGAACCATCAGCACCTTCTTCACCTTTCTGGCCTTTCTGACCTACTTCACCTTTCTGACCTTTAGAACCAAGAACTCCACCTTGACCTTTCTGACCTTTATCACCTTGTAAAGCTACATTTGATATAGTTCCTTTTTCCCAGGCATTTGCACTTACATCATAGTAAGCTATTAAATCAGCACTATCAGCATCTGTACCTGTGCTAAATCCTGTTAAGGCACTTCCAACATTTGCTGAGTCTGTAACATCAGCACTAGCTTCAATACCGTTTAACTTAGTATGGTCAGCATCAGTAAACACATTAGAATCACTAGCAGATTCTACTAATGCTCTAATTTCTGCTGCTGTTTGGTCGCCAGTAGCTCCAGCTTCTATACCATCTAATTTAGCATGGTCTGCTGTTGTAAAGTTTTCATCTGTTTGAGATGCTACAACAAAATCTATTGTGCCATCTACATCTTGATATGTAACAGTAATACCTGTTTCAGTATTACCAGTAACCATTCCACCTACTATATCTTGTATTTCTTCATCTGTTTGGTCTGCTGTAGCACCAGTTTCTATATTGCTAAGTTTAGTAACTTGAGCATCTGTAAATGCATTTGTATCTGAGTTAGCTTCATATAAACTTTTTATTTCACTAGCAGTTTGGTCTGCTGTAGCATTTGCTTCTATTCCATTTAGTTTAGTGTGGTCAGCATCTGTGAAAACATTAGAGTCTGTTGCTGCTTCAACTAATGCTCTAATCTCAGAAGCAGTTTGGTCGGCTGTTGCATTAGCCTCTATACCATCTAATTTACTATGGTCAGCAGATTCAAAAGGAACTGAAGCTGTGCCATTAATAGTTAAAGCATCTGTTTCTAATGTACCATCAATATCTACGTTTCCTGATATATCAAGATTTGTAAATACTGAAGTACCTGTTCCTGTAATAGTTCCTGTAACATTTATAGGATGTGAAAAATCAAACTCATCATTTGCTCCATCCCATAATATAGTTGCATCTGTTGAAGAATTTACTGCATCTTGTATGGTAATACCAGCACCATTTGCTGTACCTGATGTATCGCCTGAACCTTTGTTAAGTGTTATGTTATTATCTTCAACATCTAAAGTAGCAGTATTAAGTGTAGTCGTAGTTCCATTTACAGTTAGATTTCCTCCTATGGTAGCATTACCTGTAGTTGTAACTGTAGCAAAGTTTACATTTGAATTTGTTGCTACTGCTTGTCCAATAGCTACTGTAGGTGTAGCACCTTCACCTGAGTTATTACTTAAAGTAACACCAGTTCCTGCTACTAAACTATCAACATAATCTCCTGTTGTATCTGTACCTAGAGCAACTGAATTAGCTACTATAGTTGCATTTAATGTTGCACTTGCTAAGTCTGTAATAGTTACATTACCAGATAAATCTCCACCTAATGTAATTGTAAAATCATCTGCATTGAAATCTAAAGTACCATCACTATCTTCATAAGTTACACTAATACCACTTTCAGTATTAGAAGAAACCATGCCACCTACAATGTCTTGTACTCTTTCTACTGTATGATATAAATTACTTGAACCTTCTGATAGGTCATCTGTTGTAGCTGCTGCTATCCTTGCATCTGCTCTAGCATTTGTAAAATATAAATTACTTCCTTCTGTTAAATCGCCAGTATCAGAAGATGACTCATCTAATAATTTATGCCATGCACCACCGTGTGCAAAGTAACCTTTACCTGTTGCATGAACGTGTGCAAACATACCGTGATATGTTGATGCATTTGGTAAATCAGATTCCTGAGAATAAAGATTACCAAATAATACTTTATTACCTCCCATATCCAGGTCAGAACCTGTAATATGACTTCTTACTCTAGTATTTGTATAATATAAATTGCTTGAACCTTCTGATAAATTATCTGTATCAAAAGGAGATAAGCTAACTACTGCATCTATTGTTCCGTCACTATCATCGTAAGTAATTGCAATACCTGTTTCAGTATTTCCTGAGAACATTGCACCAGTAATATCTTGTATTCTTTCTGCATTTAAAGTTACATCACCTGAAGAAACTGTAAAGTCAGTTCCATCAAATGTTGCAACACCAGCATTTGTTTCTGTAGCTAGTTCACCTGTAATTGTAATTGTATTACCAGAACCTGAAGTATCTATACCTTCTCCACCTGCAATAGTTAATGTTTCACTATCTAGGTCTATTGCAACTGTACCACTATCAGTAGTAGCATCTAAATCTTGAGCTGTTACTTGAGCATCAACATAAGTCTTAATAGCTTTAGCTGAAGCAAGTGTTGTATCTGTTCCTGCTACTGAAGATATATCTGTGTCTAAAACTCCAGACTTAAGATTATCTACTTCTATATTAGATAACGTATTGTTATCTACATCTATTGTTTTGTTTGTTAAAGTTTGTGAACCTGTTAAAGTTGCTACAGTAGAATCAATAGCAACTGTTAGTGTATTACCAGAACCTGCTGTATCAATACCTGTACCACCAGCTATATCAAGAGTTTCACTATCTAAGTCAATAGATAATGCTCCACCTGAATCACCTTGGAAGTCTAAGTCTTGTGCTGTTAGTTGTGCATCAACATAAGCTTTAATAGATTGTTGAGTTGCTAAAGCAGTATTACTATTTGAAGTTAGTCCATCTTCATCAAGAATACTTGTAACAGTTGCACCACTACCTAATACTAAGCTATCAATATTAGCAGTACCGTCAATAAATAAATTTCTCCACTCTTGGGTTGTTGAACCTAAGTCATACGTATCGTCATCATCTGGAATAATACTTGAGTCTACATCTCCACCAAAAACAATATTATCTGTTGCTGCATCTCCTAATGTTAATGTTCCTCCGTTAAATGTTGTAGTACCTGTGACAGTCAGGTTTCCACCTACGGAAACATTACTTGTTGTAGTAATAGTATCTATGTAAGCATCTTTGAATCGTAAAGCATTTGTACCTAGGTCAATGTCGCTATCTGTGACAGGAGCAATAACTCCATTGCCTATATATACTTGCTGTACTGAACTGCTTGAATCATCTATCCAAAACTCAATGTGGTCATTAGTTGTATCTATTAATACTTTGTTAAGAGGTGTAACTACCCCTGCATCTCCAATAACACCTATAACTGGCCCTTCGGCTGCTGTGCCGTCATGTTTGTGACCTGTTTGGTTATGAAAAGAATTTGCTATAGCATTATATTCATTATTGAATATTGCTGCTGTGATGGTATCACCATCTGAAAACGTACTTTGTCGTGTATATCCTGCCATTTTTTATCTCCTGCCTGAAGGTACGTAATCTACAAAGAATCCATTTACTGTGTATGGAGACTTTGTATCGTCACTTCTAATTCTGAACATGTTACTATGTCCACTCCCTTGTAGTTGTTGTCTTACTAATGGTTTTTCTGAAGCACCAAAAACTGCTCCAATACCAAATGTTGCTTCTCCAAATAAAGATGGAGGGGGTATTCTATCTAATGTATAATCTGCTGGTTGAGGATGATTAGGGTCATCATAATTATATCTAACTCTTAATACTGGAGTTACTTCACCCTCTGGGCCAAAAGATATTTTGATAAAATGTAAAGTCTTTAATGTACCTAAATCTCCATAATCAATGTTTGGAGTTTCATACTCAGCTATTACATTTGCACCATTAAAACTATTTCCTTCATCATGTTTAAAAACTTGTCCTTCTAAATCCCCATGGAAATATTTTTCTAGTCCGTTATTATCAAAGCCTGCTGTTATTGCAGGACATTGAATACCTAATGTTTCTGACCATTGAAATCCTGCTGTAGGATTAGCAGTAGAACCTGGTCTTAATGTTCCTATAATTCCTTTAGAACTTGATGTAGTGTCTGAACCTGCATCTACATAAAATAATCTATACTGAGACCTATCACCTATAACGACACTACTAATAGTAAATGAGTTAATCCTTTCTGCTATCTTTTGCACTAAAGGCTGTATTTGTTTACTAATACTACTTAACTCAATATCACCAATTCTTGATGTACCAGCAACTGTTCTGAAACCATCTGGTGCTAAAAATATCAAGTCACCAGCAATCTCCTGTATGCTTTGTCCATCTAAACAGCCAACGTTATCTGTAACAGGCACGATAGCTATTGAACTTGAATCATTTATATTTATTAATTTATGAATACTCTCTCTACAAAATATAAATAATTCGTTACGGAAACTTTTAATTCCAACTACAGCATCCTCTAAAGATATATTACCTGCCGTAGCTGCACTAAAGTTGTTGACTTCATTGACTCCACTAAAAAAGATAGTGTTCTTTTGACTAGCATCACCAGCAACAACAAAGTGTTTATCGTGGATTGTTCCTACTTTTGGAGCTACAGTTCCACTTACTGTAATCTCTTCTGTTATAAAAGTTCTACTTGTTAGAACTCCTGTTCCTTCCATTCTAAATCTGAATGGTTTATTAGCTCCGTCTACTATTAAGACATCACCAAAATCACTAGCACCTTCAAAGACATCAAATGAACATTGTCCTTGATTAGTTCTAGCTAGTGTGCTTCTTCCTGTAAAGGTAGTGTAGTTATCCCCACTAGAAGAAACTCCTGTTCTATTTATTTGTAGCCAGCTAGTTCCGTCCTGACTAAAAAATATTCCATCTCCTGAACAAGCTATGACTCCATCTGCATAAACTTGTAATCCTAATATTTTATTTGTGCCGTTAGGATTAACAGCATCATCTCCACCAAATCTAGTAAAGCCGCTTACACGTCTATAACCACCTTCAGTACCTACTTCAAAGTTTCTAAGTTTTGTAGCAAATCCTGGAGTTCTTAATAAAGCTAACGAGTTGGTAGATTTTATTAATCCACCTTCGCAAGCTACTGTATATGGTTGTGAGTTTGCCATTAAAAGTAAATCCTGTCATCAGTAATATACTTAGGCTGTGGATTTAAAAGGTTTTTCTTCATACTCTTCATACCTTTTTTAAAATCTTCCAAAGCAAAAGCTGCCTGTTGAGGACTGTCTTTAAACTGCCAAACATAGTATCTAGTTCTAGCTGTAATTACATTTGAGTATTGGTCTGGAAAAGCTATAGTGTCTCCATGTGCTGATAAAGCTACTGGCTTTTCATAAGCATAAAAGTGAATATTATAAACTTTGTCAGGTATAGGACTTAGACCAAACTTTCTATTGTCTGGACTTCTATATACTCTAGCTGGTTCACCACGTGCTTGAGCATCAGCATCATCTAAATTTTCTTGGTCTCTATAATATCTAGTCCACTCATCTAAAGTTATATACTTTAATCCTTTAGATACAAATGGAGCAGTTTCTCCAGATACATTTACTGTTGTAACTAAAAAATCATCCCAATCTATTGAGGCATAATCTGTTGTTATATCTGAACTCCCAGCTTTTAATGTATACCATCTTTGTCCTGCTACAGTAGCTACAGTTACATTCCCATAAAAAGGGTCTGTACCTCCACTAACTCCAGCACTAAAAAAAGGTAACTGAGGTTCTTCATTAGCAATATCAAAAATAGACCTATTTATAGAATCTTTAACAAACTGTTGTAAACCTACAGCACCTGCAAAGTTAGCAGATGTTAAAGGTATTTCATTAAGTTCTCTTAATGCTTGATTTGTTAATTCTAAATATGTCGTAGCCATTATTTTTTATGTACCTTTTGTATTGCAAAATTAGCAGTCAAGCTTGCTCCTTTATGTTTTACAAACTTGCCTGAATGTTTCATTAATTTAAAACCACCTTTGGATTGTTTCATCCAATGGTAGCCTTTAGGTGCTTTGACTTTCATCTAGCAAGGTTTAGCTTTAGGCATTACTTCGCCACCATGGCCATACATAGCTCTTTTCATTTTGCCACCCATACCTTTTTTCTTACGAGGCATGTTATAGCCACCACCCATCTTCTTCATTCTTTTTTCTTTTCCGTTATACATTTGTTTCCCCTAAATTAAAAGTGGAGGAGTCCGAAGACTCCCCCTAGTTGTTATTAGTCAATAACGTAGAAAGCACTTACTAATGCTTCTGGTCTAAGAACTTTTGCTCCGTAGACATGAAGACCTCTCACGATGTCACCAAAAGAACTTGGGTCTCTGATAACTTCTGTTGAAAGGATTGTATTAGCAGTAGCTGTTGAACTGATATGTCCAGCTAAAACTTTACCACTTGCACTTGATGTAGCAGCGATATTGTTAGATTTGTACATATCAAATCCTCTTAGTTTTCCACTTGATACTAAGCCATTTCTAATAGAACCTTGACCTGCATTAAAGTCAACTGACAATAGCTTTGAACCAGATTTACCTAGCTCTTCGTAGAACTGAGGTGGTGCAACGAACCATCTACCTTCTTCAGGTACATTTTGGTCGTCTAATTTTCTAGCCATTCTAGCCATTAAGTCTAATGCATCAACACCAGTTCCGTCTGAACCTAATAGGTCGACTGAATTAGTTGCATGAGACATTGTTGCATCTGCTGTGCCACTATCAGAACCAATGATATGGTCTGGGCTTGAAGCTGATACACCAGAGAACATAGATGCTATAACAGCAGCATCGTATGAATCTTTTAGAGCATAAGCTGCACTTGAAGATGCAACTTCCTTGAAGTTTACATGTGACATATTAGTCTCAATATCATCTACGATGAATTTGAAAGCTTTAGCACTATCAACAACAAGGTTTAACTCTTGGTCTGTCAACTTAGTAGCAGAAGTGTCAGAACCTCTAGTATAATCTGATACTGAGATTACTGGTTCTTTGATAATCTTTACTGAGTCTCCATAAGCAGATATTTCACCAGCATAGTCGGTGTTTGTAATAGCTTCTACCACACTCGCTTTTCTGAAAAAGTTTAAAACCTTTCTAGAGTAAACGGAAGGTAAGAAATAACTATTAGCTTGTCCACTTACAGAGTTAGCAAAGTTAGCATTTGTATCTGTTGAGGGTTCAAAATATTGAGCCATGATACTTACTCCTTTAAGTTAATATAGTTAATCTTTGATAATTCTACCTGCTTGCATGGCATCTGATATTTCTTGTTCATATTTATCAAATTCATCCATGCTTAAGGCATTTATCTCCTTTTCTGTCCATACTCTCTCCTGCTTAGGCTCAACTGTTGTTGTTTTAGTTGATACCATATCAGCAGCAGATTGAACAGGCTTTTGAGAAATTGGCTTCACACTTGGGAGTTCTATTCCTAAATCCTTTTTAAATAAATCTAAAGCTCTTGATGCTAAGTCTGCATCTTCAGCATTGCTATAAATCCAATCCTGGATAGACTGAGGTTGTTCTTTAGCCCAACTATGAAAATCATCGCTATTGCGAATATCATCAAAGTCAGGATGTCTTGACCTCAATCTCCTTTCAGCTTCACCTTTCTTCATCTTGACTTCAGTATTTCTCATATCTGCAATAGTTTGTTCTAAATCTTGAACTCTCTCATTGCTTTGTAAATGAGCTACAGTTTCTGCAACTGCATAAAAATCAGGATGTTCCTGTTTAAACTTTTCAAGTTCTTCTAAAGACTTTGGAGGTTGATACTGAGCTTTTGCTTGTTGTGCCAACTCTTGTTCTTTAGTCTTCCACTCTTCTAGTTTACTGTCATAATGACGTTTCATGTCATCATAACGTTTCTTCCAGTCAGGTTTACTATAAGGAGTATCTGTAGATAACTCCTGTTTCTTAGATTCTAACTCCTCAGTATTGACATTCTCAGCTTGAGTTATGTCGTTACTGTCGAATAATTTATTCTGAGGTTGCTCAAAGAATAAACTATCATCTGCTGAGACAAACTTTTTGTCATCAGGTTTATGCCAAGATTTTTTTTGGTTATAAGGATTGGCTTGTTCCTCATTTTGTGCGACTTGTTCAGTTGCCATTTTTCTCTCCTTACTCAGGGCTTTTTTTACAAGGTAGCTCTTTGTCGACAAGAGGGCTTGTATTGTAAAGGTAGCCTTTCTGGTGTTTATGTAGGGGCTATCGAATGATAGGTAGCCTACGGTTTATTATCTGATGGGTATACCACCTGAAATCATAGCATCAGCGATTCTCTTTTCAGTATCTTCAACTTCTGCTTTATTCAAGTCGTAGGTTTTTTCAGGGTCAGTAGATTGGATTGTCTCCTCTCTAACATCATCCATCATGTACCCACCAGCTCGTCTTGCTTGTCTTTCCATTGGCATATCTGCATTTCTCTCGGCTTCGTCCATCATTCTCTGAAGGTTATCAACTCCGATTTCTTCTACAGCTTTCGCAGTAAAGACAAACTCTCCATCCGATAACCTCGCAGGTATCGAATCGGAGACTCCTGAACCAGGGCCTTCTACAGCTCCTGACCCAGCAAATTCTGTTGCGACTTCCATGACTTTATCAAAAATCATGCTAAGTCTGTCATCTTGTTCTAATTTTTCTAATAAGTATTTTTCTTCACTTTCGGATAAAGATTCTTCTACAACAAAGTCTAGATAATCATTTTCCATTTGTTCGTCAGATGACATAGGTTCTGCTTCTGGCATTTCCTCTTCCATCTCTTTTGGTGCAATCATAATAGCTACACCACCTTCTTTAAAACCCATCTTCTTAACTACATTAGGAGCTTCTTTTGCAAGCTTTTGTAGTCCTTCGTTAGGTAAATCTTTTATTTCGTCTGGTGATAAAATACTTTCCATTTTACTTCTCCTTGGCTCTTCCTATATTTAGGGCAAACCAATCAATAACTTTGTAAGCTTTGCTTACTAAATTGTCATCGTGTGGAGTAGGTGTCAAAGCTGCAATCATTGAACAGATTGAAACTATCCATGGAACTACTCCAACTATTTTTAAAATTGTATCTAATAAATCTAACATTATTGTTCTCCTCTAGTTAATGCTTCTTTTACTTTTTCTGGTAAGCTTTCTAAACTATCCAGAAAATTCATCTTCCCCTGGAGTCGGTACATTGCCTGTTCCGATTGTGCCACCACCAGTTCCTTGACTATCAAGGCCTGCTGGTTCTTGAGGTACTCCTTGAACCCCTCCCATTGGGGATGGTTCACCAGGGGGTTGAGTTTCTTCGCTAACGTTTTGTCCAGCATTTTGCATTCCTATTATTTGTGCCATCATAGCAGCTTCTTCAGGGTCGTTCAGAATTTCATCTGGGTCTAAATCCAAGCTGTAGGCAAGTTCACTAACCAATTTAGAAATCTTAACAAATGGTGCAATAGCAGGATTTTGTGCAGTTTGTAAGAACATAGTAAGTCTTTGACTTCTAACTTCTTTTTGCATCAAGCTATTAGTACCAGTAGCTTTAACTTCTAAATCACCCTCTATGTCTAAGTCACCGTCATGAAACTGCATGTTCCATTGATAGTAAGCTTCTCCTAAAGGTTTTAATAAAAAGTCATCAAGGTTCTTGATAACAGTTTTAATATTTAAACTTGATGCTCCTAGTAGCATGGACATACCTGAAGCAGTCCTTGTCATACTCTGAACACCTGTTTGACCGTGTGAATAACTAGGTATTCCTGTTTGTTCGTCAGCTAACTGTCTAAACCTGTCAAACATCATCATGTTTTCAGGTGCAGTATTTGGAAACTTTAATCCATATATTGATTGACCAGGCATTCCAGCTTGTCTTCTGAATACTTTGCCTGGATAAACTTCCATATTCTGTCCTCCAACAAGAGCAGATTCATCAACATCAAAAACTAATGAGCCTGCTAAAGCTAGATTATCAATAGCCATTCTTGCATGACCATTCATAATCTGCTGTGAGTCATCCATATTTTCAGCAACACCTATACCAAAAAAGTTATAAGGATTACGTTCATACGGAAATGCATTATATGGTAATCTAAATGGTGTAAATGGATTAACTACTGCTCTAAGTAATTTGTTTCCACATACCCATGCATTTATTTGAACTTCATCTAGTTCGTCTACATCATCTGGTAATTCAATGCCTGCTTCTTTAGCATATTCAGCATCCATGATGCCCCAATATTCTAATACTTCAAATGTTGTTTCAGTATCGTAAGCATTGTTATCATCTCTTAAATGAGACTCATAACCTCTGTCTACATAGTTTGGCCCTTGTTGTAGACATTCTCTAATTGCATCTTCATCAAAGTAAGGCATATTTCTTAATGCTCTTATTTGACTACGATTCATTCTGTGTCTATGGATTACATACTCAGCTTCATCCATATCTGTAGCTGAAGGGTCAGGATAAAAGTCCCAACAACTCACAAATTCTATGCGAGGTACTCTCACATCTACAGGACTATACTCTCTTCCTTGAGGAGTATTATTCCATTTGTTTAATCTCTTGTTAAAATTAAATGGGCCTTTGATAATTCCTGTACCTAATAAGGCTGCTTCTAGTAAAGCATTTCTAATTTCTGAAGAACCGTTTGATTCTTCTATTTGGTCATGGACTAAACGTTCCATTCTCCTTGCAGCTTCTTGTGCTGGATTGACCTCTGGAATATTAGGTATAGGTATAGCTCCTTCTTTTAACGGAACTTGGTCTTCAATAGGTTCAGACATTTCTCCTTTCATAAAGGTAGAGCCTGGGCCTAATACTCTGCCATCACCTTCATAACCTACATCATAAGGGTCATCTATACGATTACCTATATCATCAGGTATTTCTTGAGGTTCGCTAGTTTCTATACCAGGTTGTAAATCTATATGAGATAGACCTAGTTCTCCTTCAGGTATTCTGGTTTCCGATATACCAATAGGAAACTTACCTGTCCCAAAAATAACATCAACTAACTGTCCAAAGGCAGCAAGGACTTTAGTTTTTGTAATTTTAACGAAGACACGTGATTTTTCAGATTCTCTGAATTTTTGATTCTTTTTGTATAAACCCCTGTAGTTCTCAAATGCTGTAATCCAACGTTTCTCGTCAGAGTTTCTAGCATCCTCGGCAGAGTCGAACCTAGAGTTTATTATACCTACAAGATTTAGCTTTTGGTCTTCTTCTAATTCTAATTGCTGACCAGACTCACCTTCTACATCCATGTAGATTTCATCTGCATTTAGTAATGTGTTGTCTTTGTCTGCCATTTAATAACCAAAAGTAGAGTCAAAAGGTTGGTATAAGTCCCTTTTAATCCCCTTTATTCTATCTAATGAGCTTTGCATTCTTGGTCGGCTCATTATCATATACCTTAATGCATCGTATGCATGGTCTGATGCATGAGTATCAACATCTTCTGGATTTGTTTTGGATAGTGGTATTGATTGTAATTCTCTAATTAAGTTAGGACATGTGTTAAATATCTGTAACTTAGGTCTTCCACTCTCCCTGACCTTAAGATATTCGTGTACTTGAATTTTCCCCTGGACTCTGTTCTTATCTGCTCGTCTAAGCTTATGACCAGCTCGAACTAGAGATTCACCTACAGTTGGGCCTGTTGTACCTGTTTTCGCCCATGCAGCAGTATCTAATACACCTGATACAGAAAATGGGTCTTCCATTTCCATATCTGTTATTATAGAGGCTAATTCGACACCTGTCAAGCCTTTTCTATATAATTCACGGTATATTATCAATGTTCCGTCATTTACGTCTACAGCTCCCCACAGACAGCAGGATTCAGATGCATAACCATAGTCAATCCCTTTTAGTCTTTCCCAGGGTAATGGTATCTCAAATGGAGTTACAATATGTACTTCAGGTTGAAACTCAACAAAGGCTGCACCTTCTGCTACATCCCAGTTTCCTTCTAGTAGTTGTCGTCTTTGTATAGGTGGTAAAGATTCCAACATCTTTTCATATACACCGTCCTTAGCTAAGTAAGGGTTATCAGCTAACTTAGCAGGAATAAACTTTCTTGTTAGTCCGTCTTTACCTTCAAAACTTTTATTAGATTCGTGGGGTTCTATATATCTTCTCTTTACCCATTGTGAACCAACACCACCAGGGTTAGCAGTACATCTTAGATATGTTTCTATATTAGGGTCTGTGGTTCTCAAACGAGATGCAAGGTAGTTCCAACTAAACTCTGTTGGGAGATGTGTGATTTCGTCAAAGCCAATCCAAGAATAAGCTTGACCTTGGTATCGGTAGACATCAGCATCTCGTTCTAAGAAACCAAATTCTATCTTAGCACCACTTGGGAAGTTCCACAACTTCTCTACTTCTCTAAACTTTGCACCAGGGAAAGCCTGGGGATATAACTCCCTGGACTTATCTATTAGTTCTCTAAGTTCTGGCATAGACCTTCTAAGTATCAAAGCTCTATGTGCTTTTTTATGTGCATATCTTAGTGGGTCAACAAGCATAGCATAGGATTTACCACCTCCTGCTGCTCCACCATATAGCACATCTTTCTCACCTGCTGCTAAAAAATCTGTTTGTGGCCCTTCATTGGCATGGAAGATAACTTTACTATCTTTTATTGTGTCTCTGATTGTGTCTGTGGTTTCTTCAAGCTGGTCTTCTGTGACCAATTTAGATGACGTGTCCTCCGTAACCTTTGTGATAACTTCTTCTTCCGTCTTAAGTCTCTCTTCCTGTTTGGCAAGTTTCTTTTTCTCCTTTTGTATCTTGGCTTTCTTTTGTCGTAGTTTTATTTTTCTTTTTTGTTCGGCTGAATAGTTGTATTGAGACGTAACTCCCTTGGGTCTTCCTGTTTTTTTCTTTGGTTTACCTGAATCGGTTAGAACAAACGAACCATCTTCATTAGTTTCGTAGTCTTCTGGGAATATTTCCCACAAATCTTTTTCTAAATGTTTCTTTAATGCTACATGACTAATCTTTCTGCCTGTTTCTTCAGACAATAGTGTAGCTGCCTCACGTAATGAGTAGGCTTTGTTGTAAATACTCTTGAGATATTTGTTGAGAGCTTCTAATTGCTCTGGGATAGGCTTGAGATAGCCTTTGACCTCACTAATTTCGTAACCAAACGGAATGGTTGCTGATTTTTTCTTAATATAGTTAGGAGGAATACTAGACATAATAAAAAGCTGCCTTTTTAGAAGACACTACCTAGATGAAATAGTGATTTTTAGATTCTAAAAAGGTCTTAAGCATAACTCAGGACTGCTCCTTGGTTTGATTCTTTTTTTTACCAAATATTCTGTCCCAATTATCTTCGTATGCTTGTTTAGAAATTGCTCTAGGCCTAGGTTTTGCACCTTTACCTGCTGCATTTCTATACATACTACGTCTTAAGGGGACGGAGTTCTTGTTATCATCGCTACCAATTTGTGGCATATTACCATTTTACCTTATTAGCCCAATATGCTGCTGACATTTTACCTTTCTTAATGTTTTTAGCATGTCTAGCTTTGAATGACTTAGCTCTTTTTGTCATAGTTCTATCACCTGTTTTACCTTGTTGTCCAAAACGTATAGTTTTAACCTTATCGCCTTCTTTGGCAACAACAACATGTGATTTTGTTTTATGTCCTGGTGTTCTTTTTGGTTTGTTAAAACCTGAAACACCTGCTCTAGCTAGTCTTGGGTCTTTTTTCTTAGCCATTATTTCCTGTATGCTCTAGTTTTTTTAGCAATCTTTTTAGGTTGTTTAACAAATTGCTTACCTTTTCTGTTACCTGCTGCTTTAGCTTTGTTAGTTGCCCTCTTTTCAGCAGGACTCAAAGCATTCCAAGCTGCATCAGGTAAATATCTTTTCTTACCTTTGCTTGGTTTACCATCTGAAGTTCGCCATTTTTGTCTGCCCCATTTCTTTAGAGATAGTTGAGACTTCTTCAATGTCATTTATAACCTCCACCTGCTTTCTTGTAGGCTTTAGCTAACATTTGAGCCTTACGAGCTGACCATTGTCCTGGCTTACCACCTTTACCACCAGCCTTAATACGGCTGAAAATCCTTTTTCTTAGGGTTGGTTTAGTGTAGTTACCTGCTTCGTTGACTCTTGACTTGGCTTTTTTCTTTGCTGGCATTAGTGTAGTGTTACCTCTTTCTTTGGCACAAAGTCTGTTACTTCTCCTACGATAATAAGACCGTAGTGTTCTGCTAAGTTTTGTGCTTCTTTATATGTACTGGTTTTTATAAATGGCCCTAGAACAATTCTAGAGTCATCATCTAAGAACTCAGTTGCATAAACTCTTTCATCCATCGACTTCTGTAAAATCTCCATCTTCGGCTGATAAATCAATGGTGTCTTTTTGTGGAAGAATAAAAATTCCTCCTGTGACATTGTGATTAATGTCAAGTTTTTCTTTCTTTATAACACCAACTCTATCTAATAAAGTTTGTGCTGCCTGGAGTTTTACATTAGCTTGAGGCACGGCCTCGTCACTATGCATAATCTCTACAAGCTTGAAAGCTGCTGAAGGTGCTTCCCTTGCAAGTACATTCGAGGCCAAATCAATTATTTCCTCTTTAAGACTGTTTATAACTTGATAATGATTGCCTGAGTAACCTGCGAGTTCGGCTGAGAGCTTTAAGTTACCCTTGGTATCTACTAAATGTTGCAAGAACTTCTCTTGCTTTTCTGTAAGCTTTCTGGTTGTTAAAGCACTCATGTCTATTATTATAAAGCTACTATCAAACTTGTCAAGTTTTTCACCAAAATCTATTGACAAAACACTATCTCAACTGTATAATGAGGATGTGTCCGTGGGGGGTCTATATAGTCTATACAGCCTCCCCTCGACCAACAACACCTCATACTCGGTTGGGGGCGATTTTTTAGTCCTACTTAACACCGAAAAGTTCCTAAAAATATTCGTGCATGTGCATATATACCTGGCATGCCCCCTGGCCACCTGCCCACCCCTTATTGACTCTGAAGACTTTGCAGACTTTGAAGAACTACCAGGAGAAACCAAAGAACCTGGCA